GCCTTAGCCCCTATTCTTAGTTTTTTATTGCTCTGATCTAATGCCACATATGTACCGCCACTACCACTAGTAATACTAGTAGAATTAATGTCCCAACCACCTACAGTACCATCACCTAAAGCTCCTGTAAAGTTTGTTCCATTTATTCTTAATAAAGAAGTACTTATTCTATCTGCATCTATAGTCCCAGTATCAATTCTTCCACCATCAATTACTGTTGTTCCGCTTGAGCCTAAGTCTCCTGCTTCTAGTGGGGTTTTGGAACTAGTACCATCTGTTAGCGTTGTTCCGCCACTAAAGGTTACTACTCCTGTAAAACTTGTTTGTTTAACTACATTACTATAAGCTACTGTAATTGTACTTGCGCCTGCCGAGGCTTCTGTCCCAAAGTATCGAACCATCCAATGTGTATTACTAGAAGTTGCCGTATGTGTTCTTGCCTGGTTTGTCCATTTATCGACAGCAGAAGTATCTGATAGACCTAATACCTCAGTAGCTCCACTTCCTCCATTTATGTCTCCAGAAGAAATAGTATATGTAGTATAACTTGGAGCACTTGGGGCAGTACTTACACTAGATGTTTTTTCATAATATAAGTAGCCATGAACTGTTCGTAGTCCATTGTCCCCATCTTCACCAGGATCTCCATCTTCTCCTGCTTGTCCATCTGCTCCAGGCCCTGTTAAATAATTATTTAAAGTGTAAGAACTTGCTGAATTTCTTATTACCTTTGAAACTATAACATCTTTTAGAAAATCAGGTTTAAAAGACTGTTTATAAGCATACTTCCCTGAAAAAGCTTTACTTACAACTCCTGTTATTAAGAGTTCCGTATTACTATTTACTTTTTCTACCGTTCCATACCATGCTGCTGTATTGTAAGCATAATCATTAGTACTACCAAGTCTTATTAAGTCTCCTGCTGAGAAATCTGAGCTAAAACTAGTACTTGAACCAGTTACTGTATTACTATTTACAGCTACAGTTATTGTTCCTGAACATAAAGTTAACCCATCATTCGAAGCTCCAATCTCTTTCCACCAGCTGTAACTTCCTGTTGTTGAGCCTCCACCTTTATAAAATGCAGTATCTGTTTTCTTATCAATACCTATCCACGGATCAGTGGCATAGGCGCTAGCATCAAACAATACATAACCTGTATTACCATCAGTTAATCCACTCATAGATTGTCTTCTCTGAGCATGAGCCGCAGTAGCTTGTGTTATACTAAATTCTGTTCCTGTATTATTCACAAAGGTATATGGGCTTGTAGATACGTCCCAATTACCAGAAGTATCTATAGTTACTCCTGAAGATATTGAACCCCCTATAGGCAACTTATCGGTATTACCTGTATTTGCTATTGATGGGGAAGTTACTGAGTTTTCAAAAGTTGTCCATTCTGAAAAAGCTCCTTTCGTATTAACAGTTCTTACTCTAACTGTATAAGTACCCGCTTTTGCATTTGGTACTTCAATTGTAGTTACTGAATCTCCAACAGCTGTTTGAGTTTCTGCTCCATCTATAAAATTATGTTTAACTTCATACCCTTGAAGTGCTTTATAAACTCTATCATAAGCTCTTAAAACAGTAAAACTTACTCCTGTATTATGGGCTCTAGCTGTGGACCTTAAAGCCCCTCTAGTTACTGTTAAATCATTACCACTCTTTGAAGACCAATAAACTATTTCTGCTTGTGTAGTTCCTCGTTCAATTACTCCATATCCTGTAGCGGCATAACCACTTGCGTCTCCCACAGTAATTACTGTTTCTGTAGCATCTAAAGCCTCATTAACATAGTCACTAGCTAATATACTATTACTTAGTATTGTTTCTAAAGGTTTAGCCCAACTTATGACTGCTTTTAAAGATCCTGTTAGTTGTTCTATGCTATTTGTTGGATCATCAGTTGCAGCTACTCTCTGTAAATTAAATGTTACATCTTCAGGGGCAGGAACTAAGTCATCTCTTAATACTGCTGTTGGAATTTGTTCTCTCTCATCTAAGTTTATAACATAGTCTTTTTCTATAATATCATATTTTTTGTCATTATATAAAGCTGCTGCAATATTAAAAGTACCTTCTCCTTGATCTTCAATTCCCATTATCCTATATTGTATAGGATTACCTGTAACTTCTTTTTTAGATGTACTATTTACTCCTGAAATCGCCCATATAACGTCTGAATTAGGCGCAGAAGAAAAAGCAGAACCAACTGTAATATTCCCACCTGCTGCTACTGTTCCTGCAGAAGTAGTTATAGTTTGCTTTTCGACTCGTACATTTTCAGACCATGATAACATTACATCATTATCACTATCATCTTTAACATTAGATGCTTTAGCTTGAGTATCAATCGCTGCTCCATCTTCATCTAATAAAACTAAATCTCCTCTAACATATGCGGTACTATTTATAGTTGCAGATTCTTCTTGTAAATACGCTCCACCTGAAGGATATATTAAATGTAAAGTATAAGTATATCCTGAAGCAATAGTTACTGCTCTATCTAAAGTTACTATTGTTGTGCTTGTGCCCGCCTTTATTCTACCACTATATTGTATTGAATCTAATGTTTGGTCTTGTATATTAATTATATCACCAGGTCGTAACATTGCAGCATTGACTCCAGTACTAAATTTTACTAGTTCGTTTTCTATTTTATCGGTGACTAATGCCCATTTACCTATTCTATGTGCTTGTGCTTTACTTGTACAACCAAAAGCCGTTTTACCTTTTGATATAATACGTCCTGTACTCATTATACTATCTACATCTTCAACTATTTCTACTTCTTTTCTAAAAAAGTTTTGAGGATTATTCCATGAGACATTAATTTGATTTGGTCTTATTTTTTCTGAAACAGTTTCATAAGCAAATTCTCCCCCAATAACATTACCCTGTGTAAATGTATAAACAGGTTCTTTTGGTCTATCTTGAACAGCAGTTAACTGTCCGTCCATCCAATAAGTTATACCTCTAAATGCTGTAGCTAAATCTTTTAATACTTTATAAGCTTCTGTTGCCTTAGAAATGTAAACATTACATGTAAATCTAGGCTCTAATCCTCCCTTACCGTCAGAAACTAACTCATCACAATATCTTGCTATTTGATATAAAGCATATTTATCTACTAAACTACTATCCACAATATGTCCTAAACCATATCTAGGATCTGTAACTATATCATAAAAAATCCATGCTGGATTATTACAATATACTACATTATGATTAGTATGTGTAGATGCAAATGTAGAAGTGTCTCCTCTAAAGTTGCCGTCCCAATCTTGATAAGTACCTTGAGCTACTCCTGAAGTTACGTGTCTTTTATAAGAAGCTTGATCTGATCCTACCTCTTCTCTAGTTAAATAATTAGTAGGAACTTTTACCTTTTTCCCTCTTATATGATAAGCTCTTTTAGGAATAGAAGAAAAATCTTTTGCTCTAAAGGCTATGGCTCCTATTGCTGTATGGGGATAGTTTAGTCTATCAGTTACTTGTGATTCGATATGCTTAATGAAAGCTTCATTCATATTATCGTGATGTGCATTAGCCCTATTAGGTTCATTAACTCTTTGAATTACTAATCGCCAATCATCAAATGGTTTGTATTGCTCCACAGGAATTATGTATTCTTCTTGAAATGGTTTCTTTGTTTTACCTATTATAAAACCTTGATGTAAAGAAGTTGTATTAGTGTCGTCAAAATGATGAACTCCACCTGTTCTACCTGTAATATCACTATTAGAAGGTCCTACAGCTCTTACTGTAGAGTAAGTACTTCCCCCATCTCTTGAATACTCAAAATCACAAGTAAATTCTAACCAAGAATTATATTCAGTTCCTGATTTAGTACTTATAGCAAAACATTGAGGCATCTCTATTGTTAATTTTATTTGATCAGTTTCAGATGCATCTGGAACTCCAACATTTGTTGCTGTAATAGTTGTATCTGAAGTACTGCCGCCGAAAGTTGAATTCCAGTCAAGTCTAGTATTAGGAGTATAAACAAAAGAAGCATTAGGTATCCCACTATTTGGAATACCTGAGCTACTATTTCCTATAGAAGTTTGATCGTCCCAACCTGACCTAAAGGACAGGGCGATATCCTCAAAATTTCTTTTAAGACTGCTACCTGTTGTATCTGTACTAGGGTCGAGCGCAGGAGGATAAATAATAGTAGGAGTATCAGTAATTGCTGTTACAGGCGCTGTAGCTACAACTACTGTATTGTTAGCAACATTATAGCTTGAAATAGTAGTTACATGATCTAAAACTCCTGCTTTTCCGCTTGTATCATATTGAGGGATAGGATCAACTGTAACTTGTGTAGCACTAGTGTATTTTATGATTTTTCCAACATATTCTCCGCCATGAGCATCTCCAGCTCCTGCTATATGAATAATTGAAGCCCCATCGTCTAAAACTGTGCCTGTTGCCATATCTGAAGTAAAAAAGCTAGCACTTGCTGTTATTGTTCTACTTCCTGCTACTGTTGTAAAAGTTGTATCTGGGTCTGCAGAAGCTCCGTCCTTACCCGCTTTAGATATTCTTATAAGTCTGGTTCCTGCTGTAGTATCAAGGTCGTCCATTGCATCACTAGATATTGTAACTGTAGTATTACTAGCTACAGTTGTTGAAGTAGTTAGTAACTGAGAATATTTTAAAGCATTAGCTTTATCTATTATAGGAGTATCATTTAAATAAACACTAGCCTCTCCATTTACTAATCCTTGGATTTCTCCTTCGGATATAGCATCAAATACTACAGCTCTTGATTCTGTTTCACCACTTTTATATCTGCTAGTATTAGTTTGAGACGTAGGATTACCATTAGCATCTAATCCTAGTGCTATTAGAATTTCTTCTCGGGTTACTCCTGGTCCTGGCATATTATTTCCTATTTATGCATACTGGAGACATCGCCTCCGCCTTTTGTATTTTGACTATCTCTAACATGAGCAACTCGATTAGCCGTACCATAACTCTTTCCTTTTGTAGCTGTATAACTACCATTTATAACAACTCCACCTACTATTATTTCTCCATATGCTATAGGAATTGGTACTCCTTCTGCAGTATTATTGGTTGGTCCGCCAAATAAATGAGAATCGTCTTCATCATCTTGGTCAGATGAGGGCATCATCATCTCACTAAGTGTTCTTAGTCCTAATGACGTTCCCATCACTAGTAATGCATATGAACCAACAGTATGAGCTGTAGTCCATGCACCAGCAGTTACTGTCATTCCTTCAGCAGTAGCTACAGATGTAACCTCGGGTCCTACTTGAAATGACAGGTAAATTAACAAAGCTGCTGCTATAAGTTTTCCTACTTTACCTTTTGAACCTCTAGGAACTGGAGTGATAGTTATATCTTTATCTCCTACGGACATAAGTAACTCACTTTCATCTTCTATATACTCATTACCTCTTTGTATGCTAAAATCTATTTCATTCTCTTGACACTTTAACATATAAGGTCTGAATCCTTCTCTTTGACATTCTATTAACTTGAATATACCTAAAAGGTTCTCACAATTCACATTCCACTTT